AGCGTCATTACCGCCATCTCCTGTAAAAACCAAATCTCCTTGGTACGTTGCTCCAGCATAATTGTCCTGGATTTCGTACTTCGAAGTACCTTGTGTTTCATAGCTTGATCCCATACCACCTACAGCCCGAAAGCCGAATGGAGCATCTTGATTTGCCATGTTTGTTCTCCTTGTCCATAGTTTTACCTATGAACGGTTAATTAAAATCGATGATAGGGAATTGGTTGTTATCCCGAGAAAGACTAATCTTTCTTTGTACCACCGAAGGTTACGCGAGATTGCCTATCCTGTTGGATGGGCATACTCTTATGTTGTTCCCTTTTAAGATCATATTCTAAAGCCTCGTTCTTCTCTTTTGTTTGTTGAGCAAAATACTCATTGCGAGAATCTACGATCTCTTCAGGCACCCTAGACAACACTAGGCCACCATGGCCGATGATACCTGCATATTTTCCTTCTTTATAGGAAGGAAACTGACCGTCTGGATATTCATCAGCTCTCACTAATTCATATCCTTCTCTAAGTCGACCTTGAATGTTTTTTGTATCATCCAAGCCCATTGACTCAGCTCTTAGCCATCTATGCTTAAAGCCTTTTGGGGCTTCAGGTGCATCTAACGATGATGATGGAGTCCATACTTTTGGTCTTTCAGTTTTAGACCTAGTCTGACTCGCGCGAGGGGTTTTATTGGTTTGTTTTTCCATATGCTTAAGCCTCCTTCACGATTAATTGTTTTGCATACTCTTCGAGTGGCACGCCTAATTTTCGTGCAATGTGCACTTGTGAAGACGTGAGTTTCACTTGTTTGCGACCAGTTTTCACACTTCGTCTTACGGAAGCAACCGTCTGAGCGGGCTTGGTCGTAGTAGTTTCACTTTTACCAAATTTATGCGGAAAGTCAACCTTAATTCTTTTGTCAATTTCTGCATAGTATTCATTGGACTTAGGATCGAAACCCTCTTTCTCAACTAAATCTTTATGAATCTCGAACGCGGTAAATGTCATAGCTCGATTTTGACCGAACCATGAGTTCTTGGTTGCCCAGTCTTCAGCTTTTTCATCCACTTGTGGAAGGGTCGGCGTTTGTGCCGGCGTTCCGGGTTGATAGGCTGGAGTTTTGGGTTCTTGTTTTTCGTATGATTCCCTTCGTGTCTTTTCAGAATCAATGTTCCTAGCATCACTTGTTAAAGCACTTAACTCCGTTTGCGCTTCAACTTGTTTTGCCGTATCGCCACCTTCAATGGCTGCTGCTAATTTTCCTTTAACGGCATCCAATTGGCTCTTGATCCTTGCTTCTGAATCTTTCAGATACGTGGAATCTAATTTTGAATATTTAGCTTCCCATGCTTTTCGTTTCTGTTCTACGCTTTGTGCGTAGTGAACCGCAGCATCTTTTTGACGTTCTGCTTCTCTCCATTTTCTTGTAAGTTTAGAAATCCGTTTCTGGACCCCTTCACTATACTCTTCTAGTTTTTCGTCTTGTTTTTTTTCAGGTTTGCTATCCTGAACATCAGGCTGCTCATCAGATTCCGCAGGTGCGTCATCGGACTTAACAGGCTCTTCAATAGGTTTTTCATCCTTTTCCTTTTCTGGTTCCGGAGCAGTTTCTGTTATAACTGCTTTGTCTTTTTCTTCTGGTAAATCAACCTCGACACCCGGACCCGTTGTGTCAATGTCTACCGTTTTTTTATCTTCAGGCATAGTTCCTCCTATGGTTAATATTCATGCAAGAGATCCTCTGGATCCTTGATGGTTGCTAAAATCTCATCGTCATTTAGCATACGTACTTCTCCCCCTTCGATCTTGAACCGTGATCCGGCATAACGCGCAAAGATCACCCAATCACCTTTCTTGCACCACGGACCACGGTGATAACGTTCTTTATCCGCATAACAATCCGGTCCTAATTGCAACACTAAACCGCAAACAGTCCCTAACTGTTGACGTTCCAAAGCAGCTTCAGCAAGATGAATCCCGCCTTTTGTTTTGGTTTTAGGTTGAAAGGGTAAAACTAATATTCTCCATCCCGTTGGGTTTGGAAGCTTATTAGATTCAGGTGGTTTATTTCTCTTAGCTTCTGCTTCTTCAGCAGCTTTTTTTAATTCTGGTTCTAAAGCGAGTTTAAGTTTTGGGACTTCTTGGGTCTTTGTCGATTCTGACAACGTTTCCTTCGTCTTCATAATGCTCCTTTTTATCTAGCAGGTTGGATATTTCCTGAAGCACTGATTCCAGTGCCGCAATTTGTCCTGTAATATATTTGTATTTATCAAAGTTGTCAATAGCCCCAGACGTTACTCCTAAAGATAGAGAAGCAAGTTTTCTTTTAATCTCTCGCTGGAGAGTTAATACAAAATCAAATTCAGCCATTATGTCTTTTTCTTTTTTTTCTTCTTCTTTTTCCCTACAGGTTTACTTCCATAGGTATCTGTCCAATCACGGGCAATCTTTGGGTGATTCTTCCATAAATACTTTCTTTGTTTCTCTGATTTAAAAGGCATTATTTCTTTTTAAATTTTTTCATTTTTAACTTTTTCAAATATTCTTTTGTTAACTTTCGACCTAACGTAGGTCTAACTTTATCAATTACTTTAATAGGCTTCGTCATTTCTTTTTAGGACCTCCATTCCTGAACACCTGTGTTCCCTTTATTCCAAAAATACTCGCTACCACGGTAATCCACAAAGTTTGGAACCATATCGGCAGTGAGCCAAAATGATGGAAGAAAAGTTCTATCTTCTGCATCATTGCCGGATCGTCGCTGAAAACTCCCCAGGCGAGCACAATTATGGGCGCCGAAATTATCACCAAAACGATTTCGTCCTTTAGATCATTATCTCGGGATTCTAAAAGTTTGCCTTGGTAAGACTCCTCACCTCGCGCCATGCGCTCGGCGTGCATCAAAGCTGCATCAGACATCGCAGCTTTGGTCTTTTGTCTATTTTGATAAATATGGCTCCCGGTCTTGAGGGCCATCTTTGCTAAACCAAACCACATAAGTCTCCTTTATAATGTAGGATATACATATGGCGCGTGAAAAATTAAAACCACTTAACTTTTGATTTTTTACTTGCCAGCATTCTTCTTTGTCCACCAACTTGATCTTCGACAGGAATCTTTTCAGAGACTTTGTATTCTTTGCCTCCCTTAAGATATCCATCTTTGTTGGTAAACTGTTTGAAGTTTACGCCTTTGTAAAAAGGTCTTTGTCCATTTGCCATATTAGCTCCTTATTTTAATTCCACCTTTTAGGTAGTTGTCTTCGTTTAAATAAACTGAATGATCAGGGGTTTGAGTATTCAACGCTTTAGCTAACTTGTTGCCGTGAGTTTGTATACCTACTCCACCACCATGAGATTTTTTAGTACGCGAAAAATTTTGCTTCTCACTTTTCTTTTGCTGCGGTGGTTGATAATCTTCTTGTTTTTTTCCGGACATTATGCTGCTTTCCTTTTCTTCGCCATCTTCTTGAATGTCTTTGCTAGCGCCTTAGCTCTACCTGTACAGCCTGGTTTTGTAATCGGTGTACATTTTCCTTTAGTGCCTCTAGCTTTAATTGATTTGTTAACTTTTTGAATCCATTTGCCATCGCCACCTTTTTTAGCACCAATTCTTCCACCTTTATTATAACCTCGATTTAATTCTCCAATAACTCTACTTTTTTCAGCCCTTCTATTAGGGTTCATTTTTTCAGCATCGATACGACCTACTTCTTCTAGTAAGTTTGCTCGACCACCGATTTGTTTAGCTGCTCTTCCACCTTTATTCATTCCTGCACGTGGAAGATCTTGTTGAGACAGAATTCTGCCTCCACCAAATTTCATGGCACGTCCAACCGTTTCAGGTGTAGCGTTTAATAGTCGGTCTCTCCAACCCATGATTAAGCCTTGCTAGCCCCGCGGCTTTCATCTCTTCGAGATTTATAGCTTTGGGTCTTTGTAGATTCTGCACCACGTCTTTCCCCTAAAGACTCGTCTAATCTGTCATCAGCGGTTTGTTTCTTGCTTCCCTTTGAATAAGGAAAACGTACTTTGTAAGGTCTTGTTCCAAAATCATTTCTCATAATTTTTCTCCTGTTAAATGATTACACTAACTTCGAGGGCCTTTCAAGGTTTTTACGTCTTTTCTTTTCATAACATCAGACCGCATTTTAGCTTGATTTGACATCTCTTGTTTAGCTAGAGAAGTTTCAGCTCTTAAATGAGCTAAATCCTCATTTTGTTCGAGTTTTTCTTCGGTCAGTTCTCGATTCTGCATTAGCTTAGACTTGTCTAAGTTAATTCGTTCCGTCGTTTCTTGTTGTTTACGATAATTCTCCATAGCTTTCAAGTCAACTTCTTGAGCTTTTAATTTAATTAAAGGATCACTATCCAACATGGATGTGATTTGTTTTTCGAGAGCCATAAACTCTTCAGTAAACTCAGCAATTAAAACCGCTTTACGAGCTTCCATTTGTAAATTCAATTCTTGCATCTGTTGCTGCATCTGTGGACCGCCAGCTCCTTGAGCTTGGGCCTGTTTCATTTGCGTAATTTGTTGAGCAAATTCTAGTTCGACATGTTCTTGAGCCATAAGACTAATGTGCTCGAATATATTCTTTTCTAAAGAAGCCATGATCGGTGGATTGTTTCGTACAAAATTCGTTGCCATAAAATTCATATGAGCCGTGATATGAGCTCTGTGGTCCTGTTTAGGATAAGCTTGAAAAGGTTTCATACCCATCGCATCAATATGTTCCAACGCCGGATCTTTGGGTTGAGGCGGAGGCGGAGGAGGTAAAAGCTGATCGATATTTTTAATACCTAATGCTTCATACATTTTACGATAAGACATATAAAGATTATGCATTTGAGGATTGGACATTGCCAATTGTAATTCTGTTTGAGCTAACGTGACTCTCTGGGTCATCGAAAAAATATTGGGATCCGCAACGGGAACAATATCCACTCGGTCATCAAAGTCCGTTTGCTTAACCATTCGTTGACCACCGACAACATCATAAGGATATTCCGCTGGCAAATACTGTGAAAAGATTCCTGAAAGTAATTTAAATTCTTGTTTAAGGGCATTATAGATTCTTTTGTGAATCGCACTCATCACTCTGGAACCTCTTTCCAAAAGAGCAACCGTTGTACCCACTGCAGCGTTTTGATTTCCATCTCCCACTTGCATATCTGCAATCGAAGCAAATCGTTGACCTGCTTGAACCACGATACCCATTAATTGGAGCAACGTTTGAGAAGGTTCTTTATAAGGCAACGGATAAAATGCATCTTTTAAATTTCCACCCGGTGCATCCACATCTCTAAATTCACCTGGTTGTAAAGGAGCCGCGTCATCTCTAACCCGAATCCCTCTCATCTTAAATCCAGCAGGAAGATTCGATAAAGTTCCTGCATCAAGTAATTGGCGGAGAGCGACTGTAGCAGTTCTGCTCAAGCCGCCAATCATATGTATCAAACCAAAGCCATAGAAACCAAGTCCAGGCAGAAATTTAAAATGGACGTAGTATTGGATCTTTGATTTGAGTGGATCGTTAGGTTGATAGTTTCTTCGAATCGCTAAAATTTTTCTTCCACCCGATTCCATTGTTACAATGTAAGGAAGTTTAATTCCTGTGGGTTCTCCATCTTCAGGATTAATATCTTCGAATCCTTCAAGATCTAAATTAATATGAAATTCTAAAATAGTGTAAGTTTGATCGCTAAATTGGTTATATGTTTTTCGGCTTCCTTCTAGTTTTCGTTCCTCTTCATGTATTCGATCGGTTTGAATGGTTGGTTGCCCTAACTCAATATCAGAATAAAATCCGGAGACTTGAGATTTTCTAATCTCGTTATGGGACATATACATTCTTTGAACCACACATTCCGCCTCGTCTAAAGAGGTTGCGCTATAAGGGACAATTAAATCATCGGCTTGAACAAATTTGGAAACCGCTCGTCCCATCATGTCATCATAATAAACTTTTTTAAAAGCCGAGCCCGCTAGGGGTAAATAAAATAACATTTGATCAAACTCATCTTCGTACTCTGGCATTTCATTCATGATTTGATAATTCATGTAATCTTTAACCCGAGTTGCTTGATCTTCTTTATCTCTTGTCGAGACGCCTAAAATTTGAGTTCTGACAGGACCATCAGAAGGTAAGAGTTCTTTGTATGCAGTTGCTTGAAATTGGGTAACCGCTTCAGCTAACACCGGATGCGTAGCACCCGAAGCTCCCTGAAAGGGTTCACTTCGTTGTTGATATTTGAATCCTAATAAATCCAGACCGGTCACATACGTTTGTTCCCAATCTTTTCTGGCTACACGGTAATCTTCGTATTCTTGGAAAAGTCTCGAACCTAAACGTCCTAAGACATCATCAGGAAGAAGATCCGCTAGATTAGCTGTATGATCTTCCCCATCCGCCTGATTAACTTTACCAGGTTCAAATTCGATATCCGCGCTGCCATCTTCGTTTTGAACAACTTCAATACCCTCGTCATTGACTTCTTTTACTTTTTCGGTTTGTTCAATAATCGTTTCTTCAGGGGATTCTAAGTGTACTTTTTCCGTTACATTGGGTAACGGTTTATCCATTTCTGCCATAATATTCCTATGATCTCATGTTAACTTGTTTGGGATTAGAAAACAACCCTACAATGCCTTCACCTTGTGGTGTTGGTCCTGATAATGGAGGAACCAATCCAGGTTCTCTTGCTATGTTTCCCGTTTCTATGACTCCTCCTTTAGCTTTTTTCTTCAAGTGCTCAGGAATGTCTCCGCCAATAATTTCTAAATATTCTTCTTCTCCATAAACATTTCCTTGGTGATCAATCCCTGAATGCTTAGGTTCTGGTATAACAGCTTCCTCACCTTCAATGTCTTTATAGATTTTCTTTTGAAAAGCTTCATCAACAACTTTGTCGCTAGGGTCATATTCTTTAATATTAAAAACGGTACCATCTTTGGCTATCATCTGTTTTGATTTTGTCAAAGCTTCTAAACCATCAACAACCTCATCTCCTTGAGTAAAGATATCTCTATACTCAAACTCTTCACGATACGGATTAGCTTGATCCGGATTGCCATAACTAAATTCGGGTTCTTCCACTTTAACTCTGTGAAATTCTGTCATACCCTGAGCAGCCGCTTCAGCATCATCTACTCCAAATTTCTGATAACCGGCTTCTCCCGGTTTAAAGTTAATCTGTCTGGTCATCTCCCCATCGAAATCTTCCACTTTCCAACTAAGTTCAATTTCTCCTGTTAATGGATTATCTTCCATGATGACTTTTTTCTGCACCGTTTCAAAACCAGACATTTTCTGTTTTCCCCCTACCATGTCAAATTTAGGCACTTTGGTTGGAATGACCATTTCATAAATATCTCCTTGAACATAATGCTTGTCTGCCATCTCGATCAGTTTACCGTGGGCTTTAATCTTAGCCACTACTCTTGGGAACCACGCCGGCATTCCCTCAACACCGATAAATTTTGCTGGAATAGCTTTGGTTGCATCTTTGACGAGAGGCTTAACGATATCTTTACTTTTACCTTTCAAGATACCCGTCGCACCCGCTGCTAGAGCCCCTAACCATTTTAAGAATGTTCTTCGATCCATTTCTCCACCAAACTTCATGCCCACTCTTCCACCTTCACTGAAGGTAAAATCATCTTCTCTGTGTTTCGCACGTCTTTCCATATCTCCCGCTTGCCACTCATCAAGTTGCGCTTCCATGCCCTTTAACAATTCTCGTTGTTGGGTTGGATCTAAATCCTGTCCCCCAATTTTCATGGTGTCAGGACCGAACATTCGATTGCCCATTCCGAAAGGAATGCTGCCTTGAAGAATTAACGATCGATAGTTATCGGCTTCATCTTCTGAAATAGAGCCTCGAGCTCTCATTTCATCAATTC